GTTTAGCAGTTATAAATTCTTTTTGTTTTACCCTAGCAAGTTCATTATTAATATCCCTTATATTGATACTAGATTTATTTAATGTTTCTAATCTAGACTCAATTCTCTCATAAGATCTATCTAACTGCTTAAGTAAATTAATAGAATCCTTTATGGCGTCATTAAAGTCACCCTGCTCTCTTTTGATCTCTTTTATATCAGAGATAGTTTGCCTGGTTTGGCCTTTATTTGGTCCTATATTTTGAGGCCCTGTATTTTGATTTTCATTAGCCATTTACTGTACCTTACTTACGAATAAATATTTACCTTTTCGTTTTTACCTTAGATACAAAGGTAGGCTCTTCTGACTTATTTTTTATAAAGTCAGGTAGTTTGATTTTGCTAGGATCTGTCTTCTCGGTTACCTTTTGCTGGCCTTCATTACGCATCTCTTCAACCTTCTCTAGATACTCGTTGATCTTCTTGAGGTTAAATCTACGTTTAGGCACGTCCATATTCCATACTTCGGAGTAAGTAAAGCCACCTCCACCATGATAGGTGAGCTCAAAACATTCTGTCATGAATGCGGACCTATAGTCCGCTCCCGGGAAAAAAGAACTCGGCTGACATAGGCATTGTAGTAGAAACCTCTGTGCCGTCTTTCATAGTAAAGCTAATAGACATGTCAACATCTGGTGTTACCTTTTCAATTTCTTTACGAAGTTCGATTGAATCTCTAGATAAAAGGTATCCTTGATCAATAAAATCACGGACTGTCTTAACAGAGTATTCTCCGTTTACAGATGTGATTTGAAATTTAAGCCTAGTAGTCATAAGACCTGCTTCTTGGCCCACAATTTTTTTCATACCCTTGATCTCTTCGTCTATCTTTTTATCATCAGATACGGTAAGTATTTTGAAGGTGACTTCATTCTTAGAATAAGGAAGTGTAAAACCAAACTCGTTCTTACCATTAAATTTAGACCAGTCTAATTCTTTATACTTTAATGTTTGTAAATCTATGTCTACTTTCTCTTCCTCACCTGTAGTTGGGTTAGGATATTTAAAAGAATAGTCTTTACCATAGGCTAGAATCCTAGCGGCTATCAGTAAGCCATTTCTATCACCTACGGTTAGGTCTTCGTAGTTGATAGGTGATTTGATTAGGCTCTTGAGCATCTTCTCGATGGCGAGGCCCTGGCGAAGCAGGTTGACATTTGTAAGGATGTCTTCCTCTTTCGCTGTCATGTACTTCATTTCAACTTTTCCTGAAGATAGTGGGTTTTCTTTTGGGTATAACAGACCTTTAGATGGTAGGTCGATCATTTCGGTAGGTACCGTAAACTTTTGTTCACTCATAAACTATTAGCTTTTATATATAAATATATGAATAATAAATTTACCAAAATAAAAAAAGCCCCAAGTACCTTACTACTTATACCTAACACTATAACCTTTAAACATGACTCCGTGCTTCTCTTTTAATCTGAACTGAATAGTGCTTGGATTAACTTTCAACTTCTTACTTAATTGTAGTGCGCTTCCTGCTTCTATAACATCACCATTTTCCGATTCGTAGATAACAGATCCTTTTGACGCATTAGCTAATTCGCCTACTTTTCCTAACTGTCTTTTTGTAGCTATTTCAGAGTACTTTCTTCTAGTCTCATCTGTAGGAGTCCAATTCTTCTTATTACCCAGACCATTTTTATTGCCTTTCATCTTTTGGCCCATCTTTGACTTAAACGAGTCTGACTTGGGCTTCTTCCATAAGTTCATCAATAGCTCTCTTGCCTCAGCATACTCTTGCTCAGTTATATTTCTGCCATTATTATAAGTCATTCTGTGAAATGCCCATAACATCTTCTTACCATATATAGTGTGTTGCTTGAAAGCTTCAGCGAGATATCTATGTGCCTTGTAGTGTTCTTCTGCAGTTAGTAAAACAGTCCTGCTTTTTTTACCAAATGATAAAGGTACGATGTGGTGACTCTCGTAGTATTTGTCTTGACCTTTTTTTCTGTCTTCTGATATTGCCTTTCGTATAATGGCAAAGTAACTTTTGAGCATAAAAAAACCTCCCCTTTATAATAAATATCAGGGAGGTTAATAAATTGATAATTGAGAACTCAGTAATTTAATACACAGTAATCCATTCCGATAGACATAGTCAATTCAGTTGGATCTGATGTTGACCAGTCATAGTTACCGAAAGTAGCTTCTTTAATGAAAGCACCTTTGATAATCCACTCACTTACTATATCGCCAACAGGACCTAAAATAGATAAGTTAAGGTCTTTTTTGTAGAAGTCAGAGTAGCCATCACGACCAGTTACTGACTCGTGGTGTAGACGTACCCACTCGATCACAGCTTGTTGGCCAGAAGGAGAGATTGGGTTGTAAAGAGATAAAGTCATATCACGCCATTCAGCTTTACCTTTAATCTTACGGTAAACATTGATGTGATCTAACTTGATCTCATTTAGAGTAACACCAGGAGCGTCTGCCTTCTTGATCATGTATGAAGGAATACCATCAATATACATGATAAAGCGGTTTGATACTGTAGGTTCAAACGCTGTGAACATTATTTCATTTGGATCCAATACTGGCATTGTATATGAGATTTAGTTTCTTACTTATAAATATTCAATAACTCAATTATTGTTTTTCTTCCTCTTCTTTATGCTTCTTCTCGTTAAGGCCTTCTTCCATTTTCTTGATCTTCATCTCGAGCATGTCTTTAACCTTCTTCAATTCTTCCATTGATCTTTCTTTCTTCTCAGCAATACCTACAGTTCCTTTAACTACTGCACCTTGGCTTCCACCTTCTTCTGATCTTAAACAATCAAAATAGATAGCCATTGCTTCTCTCTCATCTTTTCCGGCTTTAATAGCTTCTTTACGCTTTTTTAAACAAGCTTCACCAAATCCTTTTTTGATTTTATCAGCCATTTTAGAAAAGAAATCACTAACACCCTCTTCTACTTGTTGAGTCTCTTCAACTTTATCTTTCTTCTCTTCCATTTTAGTCATGCCGTCTTTTGGAGTCTTCATCTTCTTTTCTTTGACGATCTCCATTCCAGCACCAAGATTGTGCTTGCCTTTCTTGGCTTCAGTTAGGGTCAATTGCTCTTTTACACTCTCGTATAAGTGAGCAGGAACTTTGATTCTGAGTACTGTATTATCGTTCATCGTAGGTTTGTTTTATATTATTGACCAAATGTTGCACCAGTTGGAAGAATGTTGAAGTCAAGTTGAATGAATTCAGCAGTCTTGGTTGGTTGTAGATAAATTGTACCAACTAATTGGTTACGATCTACTACATCTGGAGTGTTATTAGTTTCGTCCATTACAACTTGGAAGGCATACAAACCTTGACGCTGTTGTACAGACTCAAGATATGGATTAACTTGGCTCAAGAACTTGTTACGAGTTACTTGTGTATTTGGCTCGAACACGATCTGCTCACCTAATTGACCGATATATGATTTAAGGGCGATCAATAGACGACGTACATTTACACGATCAAGTGCAGACGGCTTCTGTTGAAGTGTCTTCTGACCATAGATAACTGTACCAACACCTGGGAAAGTAGCGATTGGGTTAATCTTTCCTTGATAAAGAAGGTTACGATCATTTACACCGATCTTTCTTTCTGGCTGAAGTACTGTAGATAGTGATCCACGGTTAAGACCTGCTGGAGCAAACCATTCTGCAGATACACGGTCGTTGTATTCGTAAACAGCTGGTACTAATGTAGAAGCTGGAACGAAGTTAACTTTACCAGTCTCACGGCTACGGATTTGTACCCATGGCCAGTAAGTTGCAGCGTATGAGTTGTCATAAGATACAGCTTCACTAATTACAGTGTTAATTTGTGCGCCATATCCAACCATATCAACTACAGCAATATTATCACCACGATCTTGAGCTAGAAGCACAAGTGATGATACTTGGCTAGCAGCATTCTGGCTAGTCAAACCTGGAGCATAAACAACATTGAAGTCGTATGCATCAGTATTTTCAAGAAGATTGATAGCGATATTATAATCAGTAGGTGTTAAACCTTGAATGTTATTAGCAGATGTGCTAGAAGCAACTGTAGGAATAGCTTCAAACATGTTTAGTGCATTCTTTCCGAAGCAACCAAAAATAGCACCTTGAGCACCACCGAAAGCACCATTTACTGAACCAGAACCAAGAGCTGGCATAGATCCTGTGTAGATGCTTTGAGCAACTCCTACTTGGCTAAAATAACCTGGTGTTGGTAGATTTACAGATTTAACTCTTACATACAAGCTCTTATTTTGGTAAGATCCGCTAGTCTGTAAGTAGTAGTCTCCAGTAG